GTATACCCAGTATAAAACGGTCCTAGGAAATCATAAGTGGTAGGTGTAGGATCATATGAGCTGCACCCGCATTGTATCCTAGTTACTGTTACATCTCCAGTTGCCGACAAAGTCCCCTCTTGAGCACATAGAATTACCGATTCTCCAGATGACAAGAGTCCGCCTAGCTCAAAGCCGGGGCATGTATTATAAAAATAAGACCCTCCTGTTCCACCCACTACTGCAACTACTTCATATGTTGGACACTCTTCTCCACAATCGCAGTCGCAACAAGCGTCATCTGCTGACACATTTGAGTAGCATAATTCTTGCTGAGTACCTGATCTGTAATCCCATATCAAATACAGGTATTCATCTGTAGGCGGTGCTGCAGGCATTGTGAAGCTTGCAGAATATAAATTAGGAGCGCCTGATAAATCTATTGGCGTCGCATCGGCTGCGGCAGCAAGTAGAAGCGTTATGTCTCCCGGTGTATTTTGGTATTCTGTTGAGCTCCTAAGAAACTTAAATGTATCTGCAGATGGATTGAATTGGAAATCGTCGAACCCAATCTTATTGGCATTCATTGTAACATTGCTGCCATCGGTTGGTATAAATGAATCTCCCTGATATCCGGATATCATACTGTAATAAGATACTACAGGCTGCAGCGGATTTGACGACATCTGTACAGATGAAGATAGTGTTGGAGATATATAAACCCCATCTATATAGTTGTACTCGTTATGTATGAACTGACCTGCTTTTGCTATGATACTTACGCAAACCTGAACTACCTTGAGTGAGTTTGCTCCCGGGCAGCTTACCTGAATTGTAACCTCTGAGTACTGCTCAACTTCTATATTGATGAAGCCTTGAGTTACATTAATAAGATCCTTAGGGAATACTATCGTAGCGTTCGTGAATATCGGTCCAGTCCCATACTCTAGACCATTGTATATCGAAGTTACAATTATAGGATTATTGGCAAGCGGATCATTCTGAGTATATAGGATATCTATGGTTACATCTCCGATAGTGTTTCCATAATTAAAACAAAGCTCAGCTGCCAGTGTCATTACCCCGGGATTAGGGGCTTGTATCTGAAGCGTTTGCTGGTTGTTACAATCTACACATATGTCATCTACTGGCAAATCATTGTTGTTAGAAGACAACACATACTCATTCATATATGGATCGTATCCTCCTAGCTTTTGAGTATCTGGGTTTGATATAAACAAATCCCTGAACCAAGTCCTCATTCCATTTTCTGATACCACATTGAGCTGATCATTTGAGTAAGAACTTCCTGTTAGCTTTATTACAGCTCCTCTCTTTTGGTCTGTGAAGTATTTGTCATATCCATAAGACGTGAAGCTTTCTGGATTCTTACTTATACCATACTCCTCAAGTCTGGCTATCTGTGTCCCAAGAACCTCTGGCACAGAGGATATTGTTCCTCCGCCTGTTGAATCAGAAATCTAATTCTTTCCCGCAAGTACATAAGATATCTTATCTTCCTGAAGAACTAATATGTCAGTCTCCCTTCCATAAAGAACCTCGATACTTCCAAATGAATTCTCAAGAGGCTTAAAGTTCAGCAATCCTAAATTGAATTCATTTAGCTTATTGACATTAGACTCGTCATTATATACACCACTATATGTAAGGTCTGCATATCTGTCGACCTCCATGTAGTCTTGGTTGGATGTGATAGTAACTCTATTGCCAATATTGAAATGCTTTCCTGCAGCTGAGTCAAGTATTTTATAACTCTCTGCACCATTACCAAATGAATAGCAATTGAAAAAGTCTGTATCTATTATTGCTGGAGAATTAAGCAGAAAGTTTTGACTCTGAACATTTCCAGAATGCTGCCCACTTGAATCTATAGAGAATGACTGAGATGATTCATAGAACACATCAGGTAGTGAATCAGATGGCTGAGTCTCAAATATAATAAGATCCTCTGCCCTCTGTATCTCTATGTGCATTGTGATCTTAGCTTCCCTATTACTAGTGAATCCGCACGCCCATACTCCACCAGCTACCATTAATGTTTGCTTCTGCGTAACCGGGTCAACATTGAATCTGTATGTAGCTGTGCACTTTGAAACATCTACTGGACATGGGAAGTAGTTCCCCGGAGAACAGCTGGTCGATGTTTGAGTGGGTCCTATTAGTACACTTGGATTATAATAGTTAGTTATTGGGCAACTACCAACCCCATTATTTTGCACTCCATCATTTAGTATGTCCTTCACATTCTCGTCTACAAAGAAATCCTTAAATGATGCGTGAGAGTTGCTTGATATAATTGTTTTATCTAACGTATACTCTCTTCTCTCGCAAGCCCTGTCACCGCTTCCCGGACCTCTTCTATAAAGCCTAATATAAAGTCTTACTCTACTACCAGCTGGTATATCTATTTGGCTATTGTCTGGGTACGATACTGTATATACCATTAAAGGATACGTATCATAGCTTCCTTGAGCAGTAACAGTATATGATCCTAAATCAACATACGCATTCGGATCCTTAACTGTATTAAAGTTATTTGGAAGTATTTTTATATACACTCCTCCCGGAACGAAACCGCCACCGGGAATTGTTATAAAGTCGTTGCTTTGAACTTTCTTCTCAAGAACTGTTGCAAATGCGCACCCGCTAAGAGGGCCAGATGTATCCGCCTTTACTATTAACCTGTCTCCTTCTTGAACCTTCTTTGCATTCTCTCCGTCAACTAAAAACCAAACAGTATTGTCGTCAGGGCTAGGGAAGAATATGTTTGAGTATATTGTCTCATAGTTTTCCCTGTCTGTCTTTATACAGAACTTATATCTGCTCGCCCAATACGGTGCTCTTTGACTTGTTGGTATTGTTACCCTTATACTATTTTTAAAGGATGAAAGTCCGCAATCAATGAACTGTGTATTATTCTTACTTACTAAAGCAGTTGTTGATCTGCCGAATTCATCCATATATATTATACCAACCTCATACCCTCTATTGCTGTGAAGGCTGGTGGTAGTAGATATATTTTGCAGCGTCGCCTCAGCTGATGTTATTTTATAATATTCATAAACATAATCAGTAGGAGCAGATACGTTATCTACAAATGCCATGGCAGGAAACTGAATAAGCATTGCAGTATTCGGAGATGCCGCTGGCGTTACTGATATGGGCTGGTCTGGGGCAGTTATGCCACTCTCATATTTTGAATATGTTCCAAGATTTTGAGGAACAGCGCAGTTAAATGAATCTGTAAAGGTATCTCCATTGTCACAATTCTGTACCGACTGTATATTAGCTGCCGTTCCTATTGCTATCTGAAACCCATTGCTATTAACTAAGCTAGTTACATCTGGGAAATCCTGAGGAAGCGTATAGGAGAATGACGCCGTCATGCTATCAGTCTGCTCTGGCAAACTTCCGTTTGAGAACTGATCGTGAGCTAGCTTGAAGTCTATTGATATAATGGCGCCCTCCTTAAGTTCTGAAACATACCCGGCTAGGTCAACCACCAATGATGATCCGGGTACTGTAACCGGTCCATCAATTGTGTAGTTTGAAGAAAGCGTATAAGATGTTAAGTCGTATACATTGATGTCCTCGGATATTAATTCTGTTGTATATTGAAGATTTACTGCAAGGCCATTGAGATCAACCATGTCATACCCTTCAACGTAATTGCCATACACCAGCCTATTGCCCATTATTGTCTGAGCATTTGCTAATCTAGGTACATTATCGTAAAGCCTGAGTATCTCGTAGTCTGGTAGTATCGTAAATATCTTACTATCTCCAAATGTATATGTGTATACAGTATTATTTCCATAACCCATTGAAGCCTTATCAAGCTTCTCTATCACCCTTATAATATTACTGCTGGCTTCCTTGAATAGAAGATCAATTCCTTTTACAAGTGGGCCTCCAGAGTTAAACTTTATTACGGCGTTGGTAGCCTGATTCTGCATACCTGAATTCAAGAAGCTGTCGGGAGCAAATCCAAATTGATTTGGTATGAATACCGGCTGCGTGAATTGAGATGTAGCAGAGTACTGATTGTCGTCATATCTGTACCTGTAAGCAAAGCATATAAATCTATCCTTCATAAAGCTATCCTCTGACGACGCGGATGGATTTATGAATGGAGTTACTTCAGGAGCTTCTGGGGGGAACTTCTTGATTACCATTAATTCCTCTGCGGTAATCTGATCAACTCCTGCAGATGGTTGCAGGTACGACTTCTTTATATTTATGAACCTTGGTGGGTTATAGTTGTCTGTAAAAAACAACAGATCGTCAACCATGTTCACCGCATTAACCAGATACTTCGGATTAAAGTTAAGCGTGGTTCCAGATCCTCCCGCCTCGTATTCACTTATAACGTGATATGTTAGTGCGCTACTCTTAGTGTTAAATGATACTATAATGTCTACCTTATTGGTAGTAGCTGATAGAGGGTTATTGGAGTCGTGTACAAACCAGTATAAGGTTTCCCTAGCGCCATCCTCATATGCACCTATGCAAACAGCGTCATTGCTTAACGGCTCGTTAAGAAACTTAAGAACAGTAAGCTGGTCGTTACCCGTCGTGTTCTCTATGACACCTATCTCAGAAAGTTCGGTAGATCCCATGCGAATGTTAAGAGCATCTATGTACTCTCCATTTGGTATAAGTCGCTCATCGACCGACTTATTCATCCTACCGGCTATGAAATTTCTAGAAAGATTTGCCATATTATTTTAACCACTTATCATTTCCACGCAGATTCATAAGTAATCTGCCCGGGTGAATATTACTGATTCTGATTTTTGCATTGCGGAGTAAGGCTGTCTTTTCTTTTCTAGCCCTGTTTACAATATACTCCTGAACGCCTAGCTTACTGTTGAGTATCTCATATGTAATATATGAATATATAAACTTCTCGAACAATTTATTTACGCTGATCTTTGAGTTGTCTCCGCTCTCCATTCCGTCAGATACGTACTCCAGCAGGCAAACCTGATTAGCCATGTCTGAGCTGAAGTTTATTACACCAGTCTTATTGTCTATCCTAAACGTAGGATTCCTATTAGCTGTCTCAGTATTCAAGCCAAACCTCTTTCCAACTTGGTATTCAAAATACCACATCCCATCGTAGAACCAGCCTGACGATCCGTGAAACTGGCTTCCGGGATTTAGGTATATACTCTGCTGCTGACCAGTGATCCTATCGTAATCGAGATTGGAGAACTGCGGTTTCAGTATGTCTCCATTCTGATCGAATAGTATCTTTCCTTGCTGATCCTGTAGGTATGCATTTGATGTGTTGAGCTGGATGTTCTCTGTCAATGGGAATATGTATCCATTTTTATACATAGATACCCTGACCCAATTGACATAATCAGATGGCAATACGAATCTTAATTGATCGTCAACATTTAGCTCAAGAGCCTTTATCTCCTTGAACGCATCGTAGTTTAATTCCTGTATTGCTCTTTTTGCATGGAACAATATCTTGTATCTATCCTCATTGTTTATCAATGAGTTATTCCCTGCATACATCAGCATGTAGTTATTAACTATATCCTGAAGGGACACATACTGATACGATCCCCAGTTTATATCTTCCGGAGAGTTCCCGCTATTGGCGTAGTATGCATATTGAGAAATATATCCCATTGGCTATTATTATTATTTACTAGATGTATTTTCTTGACCCGCTTCTTGAGCAATGCCAAATTGAGCAACCTGTATCTCCCTTATGGAGATGCCACAGTATTGCAATATCTTCATTACTAATTTATATTCATCCTCTATTGGAATCTCAAAGTCTTGGTAATCTAGCTGAGTCTGATCAAACACTGGCTCACCATTAGAAAGAGATATGTATGTCCATTTTGGATCCTTAGGGTATCTTATGTACTGAGCCACAACCTCCCCCTGAGAATCGAAGGTAGATGGATATACAGTCATCCTGATTCCTTCTGTAGTATAAGCAGGAAATATTTCAGATGGCGCTGTCAGTATCGAGTTGGTTAGCATTGTTATATTAGACTGGCTAACCCTTTCCGCTTCTCCCTTAAATGTAGTTACTACCGGAGGCCCTGCTTGAACGTCATAGCATAGAACCTTATTGATCATATACGAATAATCCCCCGTCGTTATTAATGAAGGGAGAAAAAATATATTGTCTGTATCGTGGGTGAGGGGATTTGTTGTAGAAAATACGTCTATAAACTCCTCATGAATCTTGCGAATGTTAGCATATCCGGTTCCAGAAGCCCTTGCATTCTCCATATTTATGGTCTTATTATACATGGAGAATACATCTTCAAACAATTCCAACTGCGCCTGCTTGGCGTATAGATTGAAATCTGATGGGGAAATGTATCCGTAGTTGTTCTTATTCAATACGGAAAGTACTGTATTTCTTACGGAATCTATCATGGTTACAAAGATAGTAAAAAAAAGAAAGGGGCTGAGAACAGCCCCTCGATTTAGCTAAAAACACGAATCACAAATCAACCATTTCAATCTCTGTCTCCAAGAACTTCAGAACTTCTATTCCGTCGTCGCTCTGGAGATAAGACGCTACCACGAACATTGGATCCTGTCCGTATGGTACGCTAATTAGTTTCTTCTTATTTGAAGCGGTATTGAAGAATACATCCTTTCGGTTGTTCTTGAATACCAGTAGTTTAGAATCAAAGAACCTTTGGACATTAGACTGCAGCTTCAGCATTGGATCCTTAAGGGCATTAAGGAAGTTGGATGGGCTCTTCTTAGCATACACAAACATATCCCTTCTGAGCTCCGCCGTAGTCATCTTGGTGGTATCCTTTCCGAATAGCACCCTGCCTAAGATCTCAAGCTGATCAACGGTAAGGTTTCTCGCCTCTATCAGTGCATCTACCTCAGCGTCAAGCTTTTCGATCTCCTTGGCCGCATCCTTCTCGTTGTCAACTTCCACAAATATAACACCATTCATTGGATGATAGTACAAAAATTCCTGAAGAACAGGATTTGTCTTTGGGACTCTAAGGAATCCATCCTCAAATATAACAGGCTCTAGTATGGCATTGCCGTCCTGCTCGTCCTCAAATGGGGTCTTCTGATTTATAGAATACCTGAGTGCTCTGTTGGTATTCTGCTCCTCATCAAAATAAAGTAGTGGATATCTTTTTGTGTTCCTAGTTGGTATCATAAAGGACAGAGGCGCTGAGTTTCTTGTCAGCTTGTATACCTTGTCCCCGGGGGTTAAGTTCTTCTTTTTCATTTGATAAAATTTGATTTATTAAAATAGGGGTGGGATTTTAATGCCCCACCCCATTATAGATCCTAAGGTTTAGTCTTGGAACATAACGAAGTTGTTAGCACCCAATGTGCAAACAGCTCTCTCTGACAAGAAGTGTACCTCCATAGCATCCAGATCGGATGTTTGAGCACCTCCAGCAGAACCAGTGATCCAAGTCTTGTAACGACGATCTTCGGTTTCAGAAGCTCTGTAGCGAACGTGCAAGAACGGACGCTTAGCATTCTTTCCGAGGATTTGATCGTATACAGTTGTTGAACCGGCAGGAACAAGAAGACCGTTCTTCTTAACTCCAGCACCAGAAAGACCACCGCGCATTGTAGGATCGTTCAGGTATTTCCAGTCAGACTTGTAGAAGTCATAACCACGACGGAATCCAGAGAATCCGAGGTTAAGAGCCATCTCAACGTCGTTGTCAAACAGACCGAAAGAAGCGCCATTAGCGGCTCCGCCTCCGTTGTATCCGTTCAGAGTAGCCAACATATCGTCGATATCGAAACCGAAGTCACGATTCAAGAAGATGACGTTCTCTTGGATAGCACCCTGCTTGTCCAAACGAGAGATGATAGAATCGAAGTCAGCCAAAGTGGTAGGGTTACCACCAGCGAACAAGTTACCGCGGTTCTCTACTACGTAGAAGATACCCTCAGAACCCTTGTTACCAGCGTCTGTGTAAGTTGTTTGAGTAACAACACCAGAACCAGCTTCAGCAGGAACAGCCTCGATCATAGCAGTCTCGATGTAATCTTCGAAACGCAGACGAGTCTCGTGCTCTGACTTCATATACCACAGATATCCTGTAGCACCATTCTCGGTAGTAACTTCTACCCAGCCAATCTGAGCCATGTCAGAACCGGATACAGCGTACTTGTCCTTGATGATGATAGGAGAGTTCTCGAAGATATCGTCAGAAGCTTCCAAAGAACCTTGCATTCCGTTAACACCTTTCTTAAACTCGGAACCGTAGATGAATACAGTCAGAGTATCGGCGGCAGCAAATGTCTGACCACCAGCTTCGTAGTAAGCTACGTCGAAAGTGTTGTTCACTGTATCAACATCGATAACGATACCCTTGTTGTAAATAGCACCACCATTCTTGGAGAT